TACAACAAGTGAAACTCAAGAATCAGGTGGTGAAATGACAGAGTATAAAAGTGAAGAAAAGAAAATAGGTAATGCCAAGTATGGTGGTTTAACAAAAAAAGAATATTATGAAGGTAAAACTTTGGTAGGTATGGATCAATCAACTGGAAAGGAAATGGTTAATGTAAGTAAAGGGGTAATGGTAACCAGAAATACGTCGAGAATTAGGGAAGAAGGTGAGGAGCAAGGATTATCAAATCTAGAAATTGATGCAAATGTAAAAAAATGGAAGGTAGAATCTGGTTTATATACAAAGACACAAGGATCTGGCGGACATGATGTTTATAAACAAAAAGGAGAGTGGTCCACTACTGACATAACAAGAGAATATAGATGATAATAGGAATAAAAAATGGCTAGAGAAACACATAGTCCACACGGACCAGTAAATTTTACAGGTCCAAGCAATAGGCCTAAGGCTAATGCATTATACATTGGCAAAGTTAAACGTACAAATGATCCACAACGCATGGGTCGTGTGCAGATATTTGTTAAAAACTTTGGAGGTATTGAACAAAATCCGAATACATGGGTTTGGTGTAGAATGTTATCTCCTTTTTATGGTGTTACACCTGGAGACTTGTCTGTAGCAGGTACAAGTGACTGGAGTAAAACACAAAAATCATACGGTATGTGGATGCCACCACCAGATTTAGATACTAAAGTTGGTGTAATGTTTGATCAAGGAGATCTTTCACAAGGGTATATTATTGGATATCCAATGGATCAATATATGAATAATATGATTCCTGGCAATCCATCTTCAACATTAAAGAAAATTGATAGTGAATCACCTGATTATGATGCACAATTGGTTAAGTTAAAAGTTCCTAATGCTCCTGTTACTGAATATAACAAATCAAATCCAGATCTTAAGGCTATAGATGCAACTGAAAAACCATTGCATCCATTTGTTGATATATTAATAGACCAAGGGTTAGCAAGTGATAATATTAGAGGTAATACATCATCATCTGCAAGACGAGAGACTCCGTCTCAAGTGTTTGGCATATCAACACCTGGTCCAGTAGACTTTTTTGGGCAAATTTCAGATGCTAAACAAGGTAATATTCATGGTTCACTTATGGATAAAGAAAGACGTGTAACCGGAAGAGCCAATTCTAGGCAAGGTGGTCATACATTTGTTATGGATGATGGTACTCCACAAGAAAGTCTTGGAGGTAGAATTCAAGGATTTCATAATAACGAGTTAATACGATTGCGTACACGCACAGGACATCAAATTGTGATGCATGATACAGACGGATTGATTTATATTGGATCAGCAAATGGCAAGGCATGGATGGAATTTACAGCAGATGGTAAGATTGATATATTTGCTGGTGATTCTGTTAGTGTACACACTAAAACAGATTTTAATTTTAAAGCAGATAGAGATGTAAACATTGAAGCAGGTAGAAATATTAACATGAAGGCAGAAGGAACATGGAAAAAAGACGCCAATGCTTATCATGATGAGAAGTTAGACGATGTATCAACTGGTGCAATTAGATTAGAGTCAATGGCAGAAACAGAAATTAAAGTTGGCGGACATGGATTTATAGAAGTAAATCAAGATTTTAAAATGGAATCAGTACGTGGACACATAGATATTAGAGCAACGCAAGTGGCAAAAACTGTAGATGATGTGGTACAACCAAGAAAAGATGTAAGAATACACGCAACAGGAGATGTTGACATACTTGCAGGTAATTCAGCAAACGTTGATGATAGCTTAACATCAAATATAAACTTACAAGCAGTTACTGATGACGATAATGTTGTAGGTAACTTTAATTTAAAAACGTCAGGTAAAGTAAGTGTTGATAGTGTGCTTGACACGTCATTAAAAAGTACAGCAAAATTACAAGTATCAAATGCTGGTACAGATATAGATGGAGGAGATATTAATTTAAATAGTGGTACAGTTTCGGTTACAACAGCAGGTGCATCTGCTACGGCAGAACAAGCCACAATTCCACCATTACTAACTCATGATTTAGTTAATACTGATACCCAATATGTATTTCCATATAATACAACCAGCAAAACACCAACATCAGCACGTGGTGATACATTAAAGTTAAAGAGTATTATGAAACGTATGCCAATTCACGAAGCATGGACAAAGCATGAAAATAAAACTAGAGACACAGTAAATTTAGATCGCACAGATAGAGAATATTTAGAACCAAGTAAAGAACAAAAAGAAGCAAATGATTTGAGTAAAAGAGTGGAGTAAATACAGTATGCCAGCAATACAAAGAATGACAGATGCAAATGCCGGAGGAGGTGCTATTACTACAATACCTCAAAGTACTGTAAAAGCCAATTCATTGGTTGTTGCAGTTGATGGTTCTAAAGGTACAGGACATGGTATAGGATTACACGCCAATCTTGCCTGGGACACACAAGGTGGGAATTCTACTGTTAAAGCAGGTGGAATTGCAATTAACACTACAGGTAATACAGATACTTGTGGTCATGCTAGAGTAGGAGGTTCGGGAGACGTAAACGTAGGATAATATGGCAAAAGTAAAATTAGTAAAAACAACAACAAGTGATAAAGTAGTAGAACCAAGTAGACTTAAAACTTACATTGGGTTTTCTACTGTTAATAGAGACTTTGATAGTAATACATTGTATGATTATGAATTAGCAAGGACTGATTTGTTGAATAGTTTGTATATTAAAAAGGGTGAAAAGTTAGAAAATCCTGATTATGGTACAATTATTTGGGATTTATTGTTTGAACCTTTTTCATCTGATGTATCAAAAGCAGTAGAAGAAGATATGATTTCAATAGTTGAACAAGATCCTCGATGGAGGTTAGATACTCTTAGAATACAACAAGAAGAACATGGACTTCTTATTGCTTTAGAAATAACTTATGTACCATATAATATAGGTGAAAATTTATCACTTATGTTTGACCAAGATGCAGGTTTAACAGTAGAATCATCGGCTCCAACTAATAATGTAGATGTTTCTGCAACAGGTGAAGTGGCACCAACATACTAATAATATACGCATATTATATTTAAAATAAATACGTATAGAACATGGCAACAACAGATAGACAAAACTCATTACTGATATCTCAAGATTGGCAGAAGATTTATAGATCTTTCCAACAAGCGGATTTTTTATCATATGATTTCGATACAATACGTAGAACAATGATTCAATATCTGCGTTCAAACTATCCAGAAGACTTTAATGATTACATTGAATCAAGTGAATATATTGCACTTATTGACTTGATTGCATATTTAGGACAAAATTTAAGTTTCAGAGTAGATCTTAATGCAAGAGAAAATTTTATAGATACTGCTCAAAGACGAGATAGTATTTTACGTCTTGCACGATTATTAAGTTATGTGCCAAAAAGAAATATTTCAGCGGCTGGATTGCTTAAAATTAATAGTGTTTCAACAACAGAATCAGTGACAGATTCAAATGGATCAGACTTATCAAATACTTTGATTAGTTGGAATGATCCTACAAATTCAAATTGGTTTGAACAATTTATTACTATAATAAATGCATCTTTATCAGGTACACAAAAATTTGGGTCTCCTGCTATTAGAGATTTAATTGGTGGAGTTACAACTCATCAATATAAATTTGCTACAACTAATATAGATCTTCCAATTTTTAAATTTAGTCGTGCTATTAATTCTCAGCAAATGCAATTTGAATTGGTTAGTGCAACAACTAGGAATCAGAATTACATTTATGAAGAATCACCAATACCTGGTAATAGATTTGGATTTTTATATCGTGCTGATGGACAAGGTAATGCATCTTCTAATACAGGATTTTTTACAATGTTTAAACAAGGATCGTTAGGCTTTAGTGAGTTTACGGTTACTGATCCGTCACCAAATACAATTGTATCTATAGATAAAAATAATGTAAACAATTCCGATGTTTGGTTATATGATTTAACAGAGTCTGGTACATTAGATAATGCTTGGACCAAAGTTCCTGCAGTTACAGGTAATAATGTAATTTATAATTCTGTTAGTGAAACTATTAGAAAATTGTTCAGTGTAAACACAAGAGCAAATGACCAAATAGATTTAGTTTTTGCTGATGGTGTGTTTGGAGATAATCCAAAAGGTCTTTTCCGAGCATATTATAGATCTAGTATAAATCAAACTTATACAATAAGACCAAAAGACATGAATAATGTTTCTGCGTCATTTGTTTATGCGAATTCAAAAGGACAAACTAACACATTAACAGTTTCAATGAGTCTTCAAAATACAGTTGATAATGCAACAGTAACTGAAAGCAATGCAGATATTAAAGCAAATGCCCCTCAGGCTTATTATACAAATAACAGAATGACTACTGCGGAAGATTATCAAATAGTTCCTTTAACACAATTCCAAGGAATTGCAAAAACTAAAGCAGTAAATAGGACTGCTTCTGGTATTTCTCGTTATTATGATTTAATAGATCCAACTGGAGCATATTCTAGTACAAATATTTTTTCAGATGAAGGTATTGTTTATAAAGAAGAAGCAACATCGTCTACACAATTTTCATTTACATCAAGTGGTGATATACAAAATGTTATAAAAAATACAATAGAACCATTATTAAAATCATATGCTATTAAAGATTTTTATTATGGTAGTTATACACGTCAAAGTACAGGAACAGCATACACTTGGAATTTAAGTTCATCTGCCACAAACGCATATACAGGTTACGTTTTAGAAACTGGAGCATTAGCGGTAGGTGATTACACTACAACAAATTTAAAATATTTAAAAGTTGGTTCATTGTTAAAATTTGAACCACCAACTGGATATCATTTTATGGACAATGGTACATTAATGGCGGGAGCCGTTGGGCATAGCGGATCATCATCAGTACTATGGACTAAAGTTAGTAAGGTTGTTTTAGATGGATCAAATTATGGAACAGGTAATTTAGAAGATGGAACAGGTCCTATTACCTTAGTTGATAAAGTACCTACTGATTCAATTTTAACTGAAATTATACCTGCATATAGTTCTGATTTGTCGGTTTCAATTGAGACTACGGCAATTTCTTATATAAAAGATTATACTACATTTGGATTAACATTTAATATAGATACTGGTGTTTGGCAATTAATTGTTGAAGAAAATTTAAATCAAGATGCAACTTTTGATTTAAGTAATCAAGGTGATACTACAGAAACAAATTTAGATGCTAGTTGGGTATTACAGTTAGTAGCAACAAATAATGTTTATACAATTAAGTATAGATCCCTTAGATATGTGTTTAGATCAGCAAGTAAAAATAGATTTTTCTTTGATGATGATCAAAAAATCTTTAATGCAACAACAGGTAAAATAGTAAACGACCAAATAAAAGTTTTAAAATTTAATACTATGCCTGATAGTACAGTTCAACTTACAGAAGATTATTCTTTTGCTATTGTTGGTAACAGAGTTTTAAGCACTGGTTATAATGATACTAGAGAAGTATATGTTTCATTCAGAGATTCAGATGACGATGGTGCAGTTGATAATCCAGATTTGTTTGATTCAATTGTTGCTCCATCAACAAATGTGTCTGAAAAATATGTGTACTTTAAAAAAGATATAACAAAAGCATCAGACTATTACGATACTATTGCAAGTTCTGATATTGTTAGAGCATCAACAGATAGTGCTGTTACACTTACAGATTATGTTAATGGACAAGTTTTTCATTTCTATAGTCAAGGTACCATTAAGCAATATGATTCATCAATAGGTGCTTTAGTAGATGTGAGTTCAACATATAAAGCAGTTGTTGGTAGAGATAGTTTAAATTATAATTATGAACACGCCGCAAGGTATGATCGTAGAATAGATCCATCAGTAAGTAATTTAATTGATTTACATATTTTAACTACTGCATATGATACAGAATATAGACAATGGATTCAAAATGGGCAAATAGGAAGTGAACCAACTGCTCCAACTACATCAAGTTTAAGAACATCATATAATCCAACCTTGTCTGAATATAAAAATGTTTCAGATGAGATTGTATATCGACCAGTAAAATATAAAATGTTATTTGGTCCTAATGCAGATAATACATTACAGGCTACATTTAAGGTTATTAAAAATTCTGACTTAACAATTACTGATAATGATATTAAAACTTCTGTAGTAGGTGCTATTAATCAATATTTTGCATTAGAAAATTGGACTTTTGGTGATTCGTTTTTTTATACAGAATTAGCAACATATATTCATAATACATTGGCTCCAAAAGTGAGTTCGGTTGTTATTGTTCCAAATAAAGAAGATACAGTATTTGGATCATTATTCCAGATAGAATCAAATAGTAATGAAATATTCATTAGTGGTGCTACTGTGAGTGATGTAGAAATTATATCATCTATTTCACAAGGAAATTTAAGAGCAAGTGGTACAGTAGTAACATCATCTACTTCTTCAGCAACAACAACTACAGCAACATCGGGTGGGTCGACAGGAACGTCTACTACAACTACAACATCAACAACTACAACATCAACATCTTCGGGGTACTAATAAATGGCCACGGTGTCTAGAACAACCACTAAACAACTTCCTGAAGTATTTCAAACCGAAAGAAATAAAAAGTTTTTAAATGCAACATTAGATCAATTTACTCAAAAAGGTGAATTAGAAAAGATTAGTGGGTTTGTAGGGTCGAAAAAAGGACCAAGTTATAAATCTACTGATACGTATTTTACAGAAAATACTGATGATAGGCAAAGTTATCAATTAGAACCAAGTGTAAATTATAAAAAAGATGATGGTACAATTGATTATTATGCATCATATGTTGATCTTATTAATCAAATAGAATTCTTAGGTGGTAATAAAACTAATCATCATCGTTTATTTGAGCAACAATCTCATTCTTGGGCACCCCCAGTTGATATCGATCCTTTAATAAATTATAGACATTATTATTGGTTACCAGAAGGACCTTCTGTTGTTCAAGTTGATATTACAAGGCCAGGAAGTATAAGCACAATAAAAGTAACCAGTAATGGTTCTAGTGGGTATAATTTTTCAGGATATAATGGTGATAATCCTGTATTAACATTATACAGAGGTAATACTTATAAATTTGAAGTTGATGCTAAAGGACATCCATTTTATATTAAAACATCTAAAATTGACGGATCGACTTTACAATACGAAACTGATTATGTTACTAATCAAGGACAAGATGAAGGTACAGTAACGTTTTCAGTACCTGAGTCAGACGCAAGTAGTTCTTTACCTGATATATTGTTTTATTCTTGTGGTAATCATACTTCAATGCAAGGATCAATTGTTATCGAAGACTTAGAAGACGGATTTACTACTGTTGATATAACCACAGAAGTTTTAGGTAAAAAAGAATATACTACACCTAATTCTGTTGTATTTGAGAATGGATTAAAAATAAAATTTGCTGGAACAATACCAGCAAATTATAAAAATAAAGAATTTTATGTTGAAGGTGTTGGTGATCAGATTGTATTAATGTCAACAGATAGAATGATCGTACCTGAAACTTACAGTACGACTTCTGCTACAATAGTTTGGGATGCCGATGGTACAGAAAATTTTGATGAGAATCCATGGGATGCTGGCTTTGATGTGCCAAAATCAAAAGACTATTTTACTATAAACAGAAATAGTAAAGATTTTAATGCGTGGTCTAGATCTAATAGATGGTTTCATGAAAGTGTTTTAACAAATACTGCAACATACAATGGACATACCGTATCTTTAGATCAAACAAAAAGAGCCAAAAGACCTATTATACAATTTGAAGGTAATATACAATTATACAATTATGGTGAAAAGGGATTGCCGCCAGTTACTGCGATAGAAACAAATTCATCTGATGCATTTTCGTTTGTAAATGGTCAACTAGGATATTATATTGATGGTGTTGATCTTAAAAAAGGTGATAGAGTAATTTTTCAAAATGATTCAGATACTACTGTTAAAAGTAATATCTATGAAGTTGATTTTGTTACACTAAATGATTCAACTACTGTTTTATATTTAGACTTAAAATTAGAAACGATAGGTCAAACTGGTCATACAGTAATTGTTAAAAATGGAACAAAAGGTAAAGGTAAACAATATAGATTTGATGGTACAAGTTGGGTCGAATGTCAACAAAAGACAAAAGTTCAACAAACACCTTTGTTTGATCTTTATAATAATTCTGGTGTTTCTTTAAATGATTCAACTACATATCCTGCTTCATCATTTTCAGGTAATACATTATTTGAAGTAGCACAATCAACGTCTGGAACTACTGATACAGAATATGGATTAAAAATTAAGTATGAAAATTTTGGTACCGTTGCTGACATAACTTTCAATAATACAATTGCTACAAAAAGTATAACTTATCTAGATTCAGCAACAGCATCAAAAGTTAAAATTAATACTGAATCTGCTTATTATAAAAAAAATATAATTGATGTTGAAGTAGGAGTTGATAGTACAGTTTATACCACAGTAACTACATCACTTGGAAATATGTGGACTAAACAAAAAAGTAAAACAAAACAACGTATCATTGATGTTATTGATGTAAGTGATGAATTAAAGTCATTTAAAGTTAAAACATACGATAACGCATCTTCAGTAGTAGATTTAGAATTAACAGTATTTGTAAACAATGTAAAAAAGACACTAACAACAGATTATACATTAGAAACTAAAGGTGATGATATTTTTGTAAAATTTGTTAAAAGTAGAACTATAGGAGATAAAATTGTTTTTGAATCTTATGCTCCTTATAATTCTAAAAATGATAATGGATATTATGAAGTACCAGATAATTTAGAACGTAATGGATTGAATAGTCCTGTAACTGAAGTAACATTAGGTGAATTAAGTAATCATGTTTTATCTATAACTGATAACTTATCTGAATTTAGTGGTACACAGCCGGGTAGTGGTAATTTAAAAGATATTGTAGATAATAAAAAATATGGTAGACGAATTATGCAACATGAAGGGTCGATACCTTTAGCAACGTATAGTTTAACTCATCCAAATGCAAATTTTTATTCTGCAACAAAATATGTTGCTAAAGAATATACAAAATTTAAAAATTCTTTTATAAAAGAAATTACTACTAATACCAAAGATGGGGAAATACGAGATCAAGTTGATGCTATACTTAAAACTATTTCTGCAAATAAGTCAGAGGAATTTGCATTTTACCATTCAGATATGATTGGTTGGGGCGAGAATTATACTAAATTGTCTTATACAGTTACAGATAATAATAATAAAACTTATGGATTAAGTGCTGTATTTGACAAAACTAAATTAAGTGAAAAAGCAGTTCATGTTTGGGTTAATGATGTTCAAGTTTTATCTGGAACTGATTATAATTTTGACACCACAAGTGCAACATTAACTTTTACATCTACATATACATTTGTTATAGGAGATAAAATTGAAATTCGAGAATATGATTCAACAATTGGGAGTCATGTTCCACCAACGCCAACAAAGTTAGGATTATATCCATCATATGAACCAAAAAAATATGTAGATGATACGTACAGAAGTCAATTTAATGACTCAACAGCAGTAACAGTAATTCAAGGGCATGATGGCTCATTAATAAAAGCATATGGTGATATTAGAGATGACTTAATTTTAGATTTTGAGAAAAGAATTTATAATAACATTAAAGTTACATTTGATGAAACAAATTTACATGATCTTCATGCTTCTCCAGGTAATTTTAGAAAGTCACCTTGGACACAAAGTGAATGGGACACTATAAAAAATAGATTATTTTTAGATTGGACTGGTGATTATCAAATTGATTATACAACACATAGTTATTTTGATTCAGAAGATTCATTTACTTGGAATTATTCAAAAGTAAAAAATAGATTTGATGGAACAATATTAAAAGGTTATTGGCGTGGAATATACAGAACTATGTATGATACAGATCGTCCACATACTCATCCATGGGAAATGTTAGGATTCTCAGCAAAACCATCTTGGTGGGAAACACGTTATGGGGCGGCACCTTATACATCAGGCAATCTTATTTTATGGCAAGATTTAGAAAATGGGTTTATCTATTCAGGTTCACGAATTGGAACTCATAGTCGATATGCTCGTAATGGATTGTCAGCATTCATTCCAGTTGATAGTAATGGTGATTTAAGAGCACCAAATGATTTTCTTGTAGATAGAATTATTGCAAATCAAAGTGAAATGAATGACTCATTTGAAGCAGGTGATGGAGGACCAGCAGAAACATCTTGGATTAGATCGTCTGATTATCCATTTGCTGTACAAATTATTAATGCACTAACTTCACCAGCAAGATATTTTGGTGTATGTTGGGACACAGCAAGAATATTTAAAAATTCAGTAGAACAATATGTTTATACAACAACAGGAACAGCAGTTCAACCAAAAAATTTTGTATTTTATGGTGACACATATACAGATGACAATAATGAAACTCAAACATATATGGGTGCAGGTTTGCACGTTTGGATTGTAGAATATCTTAAAGGAAAGAATTTTTCTTCTTTAACAAATTTTATAACACCGATAAAAAAATTAAGATTAAATCTTTCATATAAATTAGGTGGGTTGTCAGATAAAACAAATTTAAAGGCAATTGCTGATGCGGTATCACCTGGTTCGAAAAGTAATAGTGTGTTTATTCCACAAGAAGATTATCAATTATTTTTGAATACATCGTCACCTATTGTATCTGCAAATTATTCTGGAGTAATAGTACAAGTAACAGCAACTGGGTATAAAGTTATTGGATATGATCCATTAATACGTTCATTTAAAATTTATGCACCAATTCAAACTCAAGTAAGTGGCAATTTGTCAATTGGACAAACAAGTGATGAATTTTCAAATTGGCAAATTGGCGGATTTTATGGAGCAGGATCTGTTATTAAGAATGATGGTGTATATTACAGAGTTAATACATCATTTACAGCAGGATCATCATTTGATGAAACAAGTATAACTGAAATAGGTTCAACATTACCTCTTACAGGTGGTGTAACAGTAGCCAAATACACTACTTTTCATAATACTGTTACTACAGTTCCATATGGTACTGAATATAAAACAGTACAAGAAGTGGCTAATTTTATTCAAGGTTATGAAAAATGGTTAGTGACACAAGGATTTAAATTTGATGCATTTTCTTCAGAAATGGATACTAATACAGACTGGAGTTTAAGCATTAAAGAATTTATGTTTTGGTCTACACAGAACTGGGCAACAGGTACAGTAATAGCATTATCACCGTCATCACAATCTTTAGTATATGAAAACACTTCTGGGGTTATTGATACTTTGCTTAATCCATATGAAGGATATCTAGTTATGCAACAAGAAGGTATAGGTATTTCTATTAATGATATTAATGTTGGTAGAAATAATAATACACTCACGTTATCAACAAGACCAGATTCAGATGGAATATATTTTGCTAAACTTAATGTAGTACAAAAAGAACATATAGTTTTATTTGAAAATTCAACAGTTTTTGCAGATGTTATCTATGATCCATCTTTAGGATTTAGGCAAGAGAGATTAAAACTTACAGGTTTTAAGACATCAGATTGGAATGGTGATTTGTTTGCACCAGGATTTGTTTATGATGAAGCAAAGATTGGAGACTGGACAGCATATAATGATTATAATTTAGGTGATGTTGTTAAGTATCAAACCAAATATTATGTTGCTAATCAACGACATTCTGGTACAGAAAAATTTATAAACAACCACTGGACTTTAAAAGATTCAGCACCTGCACCAGCATTGTTACCAAACTTTGATTATAAAACTGCACAGTTTGAAGATTTTTATAATTTAGATACAGATAACTTTGATGAAGGGCAACAAAATTTCGCAAGACATTTAATTGGATATCAACCTAGACAAT